GTAACCAGTTTACCTGGTACTTCAGCAACATTTGAAACAAACTCTTGTGGAGTAATCACTTTTTCTTCCGATTTTGCAATGCCTGTAATTAGCAAAAACGCTAACGCTGCTATTGCAATCATCATTGTTTCTTTTAACTTCATACTTTTCTCCCTGCTGTTTTAATATCCTCTTTAGCGACTACCATATAAGGACCTTTATTATAAGCTGGTGCAATTGTAAAGTTCTTACTCGCCTCAATCTTCCAACTATTGTCAGGTTTTGTACCACCTTGACCAATTTTATTTGACAATTGTATATTAGGTTGTGGAGCTTCGTATGTTCTCTCTGCTATATCAATTGTATATCTACCGTCTGTAGTTAATTTAATTCTTCCATTATCATCACAATCAAAACCTAGTTTTTTTAGGTACTTGATATGTTTTGCAAGAGCCTCAAGGTAACTTTTCGTAGGCTTTCTTCTTCTCGCCTTACGAATTGCACCACTAGAATTGTTTGTGTAAATAATTGCCATTAAGCCATCGCCTCAACTTTTTCTTCAAGTGTTTTAGCATTCTTATCTTCGTCTGAATAACCCTCTACACCAAAGTCATTTTCAATTTGTAGTTGGTCATATGATTTACCAAATACTTTGTAATAAAAATAATCTCTAGGATTTGTTTGAATATAAGCGTTGAGTAAATTCTCAAAATTAATATTTACATCTTCTAGTGCTTTTGGCATAGTTTTTTTAAGATTAATCATATCTTTTAACATAGCAACACGGTGTTTATGTACTTTGTTGTCATCACCTTTGCCTAGTTTAGTATCTTTCGCTTTTGCCTCTGCAAATTCAGCGAAAATCATGTCTTTTGTGTATGTAAATTGTGTCATAATATAATAGTCCTTTGTTAGTTTGTTAATAATCTCTTAATAGTATCATAAATTGCCAAAATTGGCAAGCCCCATAAAAAAGCACGGTTTTCAACGCTTTTTGGGAAAAAATAAGCGCCAGGATGCACCAGGATTGGCGAATCGTAGCTGTCGAAGGTGTTTGTATAGCCCTTAAATTGCGTTTTATCCAAAGTGTTCCACTCCGCCTTCCTGTTCTTCTTCATACGGAACAGCCATATTCTCTTGTTTTTTACTCTCTTCCTCTGCCCATTTCTCAAATTCGTCAATTTCTTTTTGATATCCTGCAATCTTCTCATTACATTTATCAATAATCAAATACCTTGGTAATTGGTCATGGGCCATTTCTCTAATTTCTTCTAACTCTTCCTTGAATTTCATTTGGTCAATCATTTCACACTCCTTTTTTGACTTTCATAATTGTTTACAAATACTCTAATCAACCTTGATACATCTACCTCTTCGGTTTTTAATGACCTAGGGTTTTTAAAACTCACTTTACAATCATTCACTTTTGCATATGTCATATTTTTTTGGTCTATGACTCTGGCGTCATCTGTATTCTTACGCCAATCGTGTGAAGAATAACCTAATACATCAATACTCATTATTTGTCCTCACTTGACATTAGTAAAACAATATAGTGAATAGCTTTTAAAAGGTCTTTTCTATTACGACCAGCTTTCTTACCATACCTACAAAGGTATTTAATTGCATTTGCTTGACAAAAATCTTTATCAATATTAAGGTGCCTTAACATATCTTGCACCTGAAAACCATCTTTTGTGGTACTATAGTGTTCACCATAAGTACCTTTGATATAGTCGTGGATTTCTTTAACTATTTTATCTTCATTATATTTCATTATATACTTTCTGCATAATCATATGCTGTTTTTTCGGCTTCATCTTCTGTTGACACAAACTCTTGTGATTGTAGATAATCGCCTTTATCTTCTTCGCTTTCATCAAAATAGACTTCATAAAGATTTTTGTCATCTTTACCGTCTTCTAATTTTCTCCAGTAACCTATTTTGTCACCATCAACATTAAATATATCTTTATCTGTATCTATTACTTCCACCATTCGTTCTCCTGTTCGATAGCAATATCAACATCTGATTTTTCTTTTTCAGTTATATTATCTTCAATTTGATTGAAGTAACACCAGTAAGTACCTTTGTCGCCTGTATATGTAATGGCGCCAGTATAACCTAAACTTGTGTCATATGTTTTTGCATTTAAGGCTGTATCATTTTCAGCCGCTATATCAGTTGCTTCAGTAGCAATACCGATATTAATTATCTCACCACTTCTACCGTGGTTTGCTTTGATTGTATCTCCAACATTTATTATCATATTATTCCTCCCATTAATTTAGTTACTTCGTTGTTGAAATCATGTTTAAAAAATTTTCTTGTATTATATCTTTGACCATAGTCTGTATAAAAATCTCTTTCTCCCATTTGGCCATAAACACCAAACTCGTCACCATAAGTTTTGTAATACTCTGTACCATGTATCATATTCACTTCGGAATAGTTTTCATAATTACTAGCAGTTTCTACATAGTTCTTATCACAAAATTCTTTTACTTTCTTTTGAAAGTCTTTATTATTCAATCTATTCAATTGAGATAAAGGAACATTTCTGAATATAGTATAATTAATGAAGAAATAATCATGTTCTTCACTATCATAATATTGTCTTTGATAGACTAAATGTATAGTTCCTTCTTTTGACATTAGGCAGATACCTTTTGCATTTTTAAATAGTCTTCTTTACCATAGTAAAGCACTTCTTCAACATTGTATTCGTCAATGTCAATAAGTTCTTTAGCTTCGATATTAAGAAGTTTAGTTGTTGCGTCTTTCTCGCTAATTTTATCAGTAGCGTAATCGGCAATAATTTGGTCAGCAGCTTTTTCAGCTTCGTCCCAATAGTAGTTTTTAGTTTTAGACATAGTGTTTCCTTTCGTTATTTAAGTTATTCATTAGTAAGTCAATAAGGTTATTATACAGGTATTTTTTGCATTTGGCAACCTTTTTTTCATATCTTTTTTTAAGTATTTCACGCTTTATTTGTGTGTAATTCTTTATCATATACACATATCCTATCATACCTGGAGCCAGAGTCAAGCACTTTTTTCACTTTTTTTAAATAAAAAAGCAAGTAAAATCAACGATTTATAAATTATTTTGTTCTGGTTTTGTTCTAAAACACTATTTCCAAGCGTTTTTTACCCATTCCATGTCGGATTCGTGTGGATTTGGCTGTCCGTGGAACACGGTTACTAACGATTCGCCATTATGTTCAAAGGTCCACTTGCCTTTGTGGTATCTTTCACCTTTTCTATCATGCCATTTATATGATTGTGTCCAAGCGTCTGGAAACGACCTAGTTTCATCATGTTTCATTATGATGTCCGATATCACATTCTGGTCACCTGCTAATTTAAGCCAGTCAGCCTTTCGTTCCAGAAAGGGTTTCCATAGTTTTCTAGTCATTGGTTCATGTTTAAATTTAAACACGCTAGAGTTGAATATCTTGGTCATTGGATTAAAGTCATTCATACCAATAAAGTCAGCCTTTGGTTCATGGTCAAAGAAACAATCTATATTGCCTGTAATCACAACATCTAAATCCATGTATAAAGTATCACCTACAAGACCATTATCAGGATGAAATAGTTGCATTTTATTCCACCAGCCTTCTAAATTAAATAGTGGAAACTTTCTAAAATTAATATGTGTATCTTTTATTATTTGTGTAGGATTAGGATGGTCTGTAAAACAATAAAAGTTATGAAGAACGGTACTATGTCTTTGTACCATGTTGTACAGTTTTTGTACATACTCTAATTTATATTTTGTACCATAACAAACGCAAGCAAAATTCATACTATTAACCAATTATACATAGCCCTCATACTAAAAATTAAATACATAAACTCCATAAGAGTTCGTGGCCAATCTCTATCTTTATAACCAAAATATACCCACATTACACAGGCAACCACACTAAACAACCAGCCAACCCATTGTGTAGAAATATTAGCTGATGATAAAATAAAAACAGACAACATGGCAAGGCCAAAACCTATCCATCTTGCACCATTTAAATCTCTATAATATCGTATCTTCATTTTGTCTTTTAAGTATTTCACAGGCGATACCACTCCCTATCTCGTCTAATGTAAATTGATTTTCTACTATACAGTTTATCCATTCATTGATAATCTGTTTATTTGGTTTCATTGGACTTTCTATATTACTTATATCTGTATTTGATACAGGCGAAGCAATATTATCTATGTCTGTAAATGCTGGTACACCAAATTTAATTGCGTCAATAGCTGATAATGACATATTAGTTACCAAGGCATGAGCACCTTTTAGTTCATCTTTTATATCTGTATTCCACCACTTATTACCAGGTCGTGGTTTGTTTCTCATTCTAATTGGTCTATCTGTATATTGTAATAAAGTATTACCTGTTTCTGTAATCCATTCTTCTTGTGTCATATTATTTTGTCTAAATGTAACAGTTGGAGATGAAGGACATAATAAAATATAACCATCATTATTTTTCCAATCTTCTATGTTTGTATCAATACCCTTATTACTTAAATCTTTTAATCTATCACCGTTTCCAGGTGCCATAGTTTGAGTATGAATATGACCTTTTATTATTCTAAAGTATGTACTATCTGGTTTATGTATTATAGGATTAGGATATCTTGTAATCTGGTCTGTAATATAACCTACATCTACATACCACCATTCTTCGCCGAGTCTATTACACTCGTTTATTTCTGATATATTAGCACCTGCTAAACCCCAAAAAAAGTGTATGTTTCTGTCATCATCTTTCCAGCCTTTTTCTATATGAGGCCAAATTTGGTGAGATAAACATTCTTGCCATTTTATTTTATGTGTTACTAACATATTTCCATGCCGTTCCGTCTTGTATTTCTGTCATTGTAAATTGATTAGCTAATAAACTATCAATCCAATATTCTCTTTCAGGTGTATATAATGGGTCTTTTATTTGTGATAAATCTGTTAATGATACTGGTAAACCCATAGATGAATTATCACAAAAACTAGGAACACCACTCATAATAGATTTAATTACTACGGTAGATTGATAAGATACTGTACAATAAGCATTCTCTAAATCTTTTTCTAATGGTGTTGTATCTTCTTTTGTTCTAATCTTAATTTGTTTTCTAGTATGCTTTTTTATTTCTTTAAGTGTTTGTTCTTCCCAATGATGATTAAACCAAAAATATTTTTTAACATGGTCACTAGGTGGTATGAATAATATATAATCGCCCTCATACTTCCAAGGTTTTAATTCAATATGTTCTCTGTATTTTTGTATTCTTTTATAGTCATCAGCTTTTAATTTCTTTATATCTCTAATGTGATAATAGTTTTTAGTTAGTCTGTATATTCTTTCGCCTGTAATTTTTGAAGCACTATGTTTATTACCAAACAAATAAGCATGGTCAAAATAATAAAAGTCTTGGTCATCTCTAATACATTCTTCTATAAGTTGACCTGTACCTCTCAACATACCAAACACAGCTATAGGTCTTACAAATTTATGGTTGTAATCCCATTTTGTAGTATCGTATTGGTCAACAGCTGCACCAGGTCTTTTGTATAATTGACCTTTCGCACTATCAACTAATGCTCTAACAGGTATATCTGTATTCTCTCTTGTTTCAAATCCGTCTATCATGTTTAATCATGCCCTAACATACACTCGTCATGGTTTTTAAACCAATCTTCAGCGTAATCGCACTCCCTATAATCTGTAAACCATGGACCACCATCTGTATAGTGTACATTTTTTACATCTTGTTTATATTCATATTCATTTACTAACCAGTTCCATTCTAATGGTAATTCACCAATTAGTTCTTCACTTTCTAGCCATTTAAATTGATGTAACTCTAAACCACTTGCTCTGTTTACATAATCTGGTGTTAGTGTTGAACATTTTTTACAGTTCATCAACATAAAACTAGACCAGTTCTTTTTAGGATAAGCTGTTTGAGTTTGACCTAAAAACTTTACTTTTTCTTTTGGTGTGTAATCATGTTTACAAACTTGAATTGCTTTACTATCATCTCTCATTCTCCATAGTTCAGCAATGTCTTCAAACATTAACATATCACAATCCATAAACAATGCCCAACCTTGATAGTTCATAAGGTGTGGTATTATAAATCTACTAAATGAAAACTCTGTGCTAGATAAACTATTTCTTTCTCTTACAAAGTCATCTTTTAAATTATTTAAAGCAATAGGTGTAATCGCAACAGGCTTGGTACTATTTTGTATAATACTATGTGATAACACATTGTAAGCTACTCGTTCTTTGTTATCATATCCTATAAAAACATTTATCATCTTCTACCCTCTCTTATAACCATTTGGTTTTCGCCACTAAAACCAGCATTCTTTCTACTAGGTCCTTTTGTATGGTCGTAATACATACCTAAAACTGACCTTGCTTGTACATGGGCTTTTTTGTGGTCTCCAATATTATTATTCTTCACACCTTTTTCTAGTTCAAATTTTACTCTTACATGGTCCCATATAAAACTATCATGGCATTCTATTAGTTTATATATGTCATCACTATTATACATTCTAATCATTTCTTTGGCATAGTTTTGTATCTCTGGATGTTTCATATTAAAACCTAAAAAACCACATTCACTATATTGACCACCTCTACCAAGATAAGTCATCATACAATCTTCTTTGTATAACTTCTTAGCTACAACATCTTCAGGCATAGGGTGGTAAAATACACTATCTGCGTCAACACCCATAATAAAATCATAATCACTATATTGTTGTATAGCATGGCAATAACCATATACTTTATAACTAAATCTTACTGCGTCTTGTAAGAAGTCTTTTGCTGGTCTATGTTTGTTTCTTT